AATTGTTTTAATAATACTAGTTGTAGCGTCAGGTGAAGTGTACATACTAACATCACTTCCTGATGCGTTAACCACTGCTTGAATATTCTTGTATACATTAGCCATTACAATGAAAAGAAAGTAAATCTCTCTGTTTCCTCCTTTTGATTTTGTAAGAACGTTGAATTTAATTGTTCAACAATTGCTCGTAATGCTCTGTTAATTTGCCTTTGGTTATCAACTTCGTATCGTTCTTTTGGTTCTGGTAATCTTACTACTATCTTTGTCATTTAATCCTCCGTAACTTGTCCGTCTATACCACCTGCTCCTCCACTAAAATCTTCAGGAGTTGAGGCATCACTTCTAGCAGCTGTATCTGCTCGACTAGCATAACTAGAATCAGAAACACCGCTAGTTATACCATAGTCAGTTGTTCCCCTATTTTGTGCAGACATTATTTTATCAAGTTCTCTTTGTTTTTTTTGTTCTTCTGCTAATTTTTTAGAAGCCATAATTTTTTCTTGCGCTGCTCTTATCAATGCTATTCGCTCTGCTTTTTTCTTAGCTGATAATTTACCTCTATTAATTCTGTCTATTCTTTTGTCAAAAGTTTCTTCATCTATTAAATTTAAATTATATCCTGCCATAATATTATTAGGATCTAGATAATTTCCTGTGTTTACGATTCTACCAAGATTATCAACGCTTATACCTAAATTACCTGCAATGCCTTCTTGAATTGCTCTTGTATTAACAGGAAGAACTCTGTTTGCTAAACCTGCTATACCTTTAATTGCTCCACCGACAGGATTTATTGCTGTGCCTACTAAATTAAAAAGTGGATTGTCCATTAAACCTTTTACTTTTCCAATACCTTTCGTCAACATACTTTGTTTACCTGTTAGACCACTAGTATCCTCAGGCATATCTCCATAGTAAGCACCTGCTAATGTTGCTTCATTTGCAAATGGATCATTAATACCCATACTTGCTAATTGATTACTTCTTTGCATAGCTTCAAATGCTGCGGGCACTCTAGGATCTGCTCTAAAAGATTGAACATTATTCATTATACCACCGCCTCCTCCACCTGTCGGAACAAAAGGATTAAAACCAGGAGGAGTTACTTGTGCCCCGGTTCCTGTTCCTGTGTTAGCACCCCCTCCACCAAGATAATAATTGTATAAATCAAAAACCCTATTAGGTGTAGGGGTATAATTTTCCATAAAATTAACAACAGGTTTAACCATTATCTTCTCCCATCAGGTTGTAGATCAATTCTAACTGTTCCAAATCTCCAGTTTTCTGAAGTTCCTGTGTTAGCGATCTTAATATTTGCAAAACGTCCACGTGCTCTTGTATCTATCTTATCAGTAGATGAAGTTATAGTAAATGGACTATAGGTGCTTGTTGTATCTGATTGTGCAGGAAAGTTTTTAATTCCTACTGTAACAACAGCATTTCCTGTTAATACTTTGAAATTAGGTAGTATTCTTCTCATTGCTAAAAAGAACTCACCACTACCTTGAACATCTAAATCAAAATCATAGGATTTTATATTTGATGCAATAGCTGTAGTTGTTCCATCGGGATTAATTTGATCAGTTCCTACTTCGTGTTCAAAATAGGTCGTTTGACCTAGTCCTGTTTCTCCTACAATACTAGGAAAAGTACCTGAGCTTGAACTATCAAATTTAGTTGCAAAAGGTTTTGGATATACAATAGAGTCAACCCAAGTAGTTCTTGGTTCATTTCCCGTGTACCATATTAAACCATTTTGAGGATTAGACTCACCATAATTATAAACAACGTATCTGTCATTATAAGTAGAACCTGATGTTGGATACCACCAAATTACTTCTGAAAATAAATTGTTTATACCTGCACAAACCTGTTGACCTTTTGTTGTGTCAAAGTCATCATAAACATAATCTTCTACTGATGATAGCAATGTTTTAACCGTACCATCAAAAGCAAAGAAACCATTATTACTTATCCAATACGCAACACCGTCAATTTCAACGGCTGCATTCTGACCTATTAATCCACAGTTGGTACCTACTTGTTCAAAACCAAATGTAAATGGAGCTCCAACAAATTTCATTGTGTATAGTGCATTATCTGTCCACACTAAAATATTTTCTTTAGCAACTAAAGCACCTACAATTTTTGTACCATCTTGTAATCTTTGTGTGCCTGCTGAGTTAATCGCTGTAGGTGTATAATCATTTATTGATTCTTGATCTGAGAATCTAATAAACATATCATCTTGCGTAGTTGGATCACCAATAGTTGTTTCAGTTCCAAAATGAATTAAGTGTCTTGTTGTAGGTGATATTAAAGTTGTTCTTGTTGCAGTCGGATTACCTAAACTTCCACTAATTGCAGTAGAAAAATCAGTAGTAGTTTTTGATGCCCGTGTTGTAAAATTAGTAGCAATAGAAGAATCCCAAGTAAAAGTTTCACCATTAGCAATAGTTGCAACTAAAACTTGACCAAAGTTACTTAATGACCATAGCCCTGGTTCTAGTGTAATTGTTGATGCAGATACTGCACTTCCAAAGCCTGCCCATAAAGTTGCATCTTGAACTGTTGTATTAGTAGAATGAGCTTGACCATTTGATGTACCAGGCGTAGCTGTTCCTGATGCACCTCTAGTAATACTTAAAAAATTTGTAGAGTTTGTTGAACCGTAAGTAATTAATTCAGCAGTTGGAACTGTGCCTACTGCAATTGTTCCTGCTGATGAAAATCCTGCTGTGGCATCTACAGTCACTGCTGTACCAGATCCACCTGTACCTGCTGTATCAGCATTAAGTGATCCATCTAATTCTGTGCTTTGCGAACCTGTAACGGTTCCACCATAATTTCCAATACCAAAACCATAACCATAAGATTGTGCAGCAGGACCAACAGTTTGATAAGGTTGAACCACGCAAGAACTTCCTGAAGTTAAATCTGAACCACCTCCATTAGCTTCTGCTGATGGTGATGTAACTGTAAAAGTAGTTGATGTAGGAACGGTTATAACTTGACAAAGTTTATCTTCAAAAGTTGAAGCCGCAATACTAGATCCCGTTGGCATTGTAACTGAATCAAGTATAATTATATCTCCAACTTCTAATCCATGATTTGTTGATGTTGTAATTGTGACTGCTGTTCCTCTAGTTGTGCTCGTCGTAATAGTAGAACCTGTAAAAGTTGTTTGAGTTCCTGCGTTATTACTTCTAAATGGAGTAATATCATATAGAGCACCTTCAAAATAAATTAACAAAAATTTGTCTGTGCCGATCGCTACATATCTATTACCATCAAGATCAACAAATGCGTGTTGTTTTCTAGCGACACCTACAATGGTATCAGGAAGTAATGAAGACCATCCTCCAACTTTTTCTGGAAGATTATATCTAAAACGAACATTATCAGAATCGATCCATCTATTCTCTGCACCTACAGATGTATCTTGTTTGTCTATTCCTGATCTAAATTTGAAATCAATTAGAGCCATTAATTTAGCCCCTATGCTGTATTAGTTTTATATGCCCAGCCCCTTGTCGCATCGACATACACTAATGTAATTGACTGACCAGCTGTACTTAAAGTTAAATCAGATGTTGATGAATTAATTGGTTGTCCATTTCTACCGATGATGCAGTTATTTGAATTCCATGTGCCTCTTGTATCTAAAACACTAACTTCATCTCCAACAGAAGGGGATGCAGGTAAATTTATTGTAATCGGGTTAGCTGTTGTATTAGCAAAAATTTGAGCTCCTGCCACTGTTGTGTAGGGACTATTAGAATCAGTTATTGTTGCATAACCTTTTTCAATAATAGCTGTAACTGTTTCTGTACCATTAGATTTACAAAGAATGGTTGATCCTGGAGGTATGGGTTGTGCAGTTCCACTAGCTGTCAATACACTTAGGGTTCTGTTTGATGTTCCTCTAACAGTATCATCTTTAATAATCCAAACTCTAGTTACACCTGAACCACTTGGCATTGTTAAAGTTCTGTCCGCAGATAAAGTTCCAGTTAATCTTAAGTATGCATTTTTACCATTTGATGTAGCACCATCTGTTAAACTTAATGTAACACTAGCTCCCGCCATATCTATATCTAGGGCACCTGATGATCCTTGTTCTAAGATTTGTAAATTTGTATTAGTGATTCCGCCCCATTGTCCAGCTTTCTCACCTGTTGTAATAATTTCTAGTTTTAAGTCTGATGAATAAGTTGATGCCATATTA